GTACAGAAATTACAATCCCTATTTTACTAACAGATTTATAGTCTTCTATTCTAGTATTAGTTATAAGAGTTTTATCATCTACTTTTTTTTCATTATTATATCTTTTATCAAGCGGTTTAATAATGAAATCATATAAACTCCTCATTAGTATTCTAAATCATATTCTACAGATATAGCCATATTAGAATTAAACTTCTTCCACGGTAACACTTCCTCTTCTTTTATTATAAATATATTGTAGGAGTTATCTTTATCACTATATAAAATATCTGATATATTATGACCACCATAAACCTGTTGCCCAACTGCATAGTGCATAGCATCATTCTTATAGTCCGAACCTATACTTATTTTCCTAATTACACTAGACATAACTATAGTGGATTAGCTACACCAACTTCTTCTTTTTTCTCTATAGGTGTATATGTTCCGTCCTCTAAATTTATATTTATAGCACCGTATTCTTTCTCTAATTCAGATTTAAAATCCTCCACTTGCTTGTTAACCGTACCAAACTGGTGTAGTAAACCATGCTTTTGTGCTTCTAAATAACCAACATCATTTAATATAGTATTAAGCGTTTTTTGGTGTTCCCTAATTGTTTCTAATTGTTCTTCTTTAATTTTGTTCATTTAATTAAATTTTATTTGGATTTATAATTTATGTTTATCAC